CGCCATTGAAGCGCAGAAGGTCCGCAGGGAGTGGCCCCTGTGGGCGCAGCATCAGATCATGAACCGTTTGCGCGCCTTGGGTGGGCTGTGGGCCACCAAACGCGCCAAGGCTGTTGCTCTGGCCTAGAATGACAGTCATCCGCATCTTGGTTGGCGTGACATCGACCGGAACAGCGATTGGCACCTCTGCCGTTCCAAGCATGTGTTGCCGCTTGGTGAAGGGCTGGTCAGCGCGGGTAAAGCGCACAAGCCCCGGTTCATCGGCTGCTGGCAGTCGAACCCAATCATAGCCCGTCACGTTAGCTTGGCAGTAAGTCAGTTGCCGCGCCCAATTGGTGCCAAAGCTTGCATTCTCTGAAATAAGGAAAAGCTGCTGAATGCCGTGGGTATCTGCCAGAATAGCAACGCGCTGCGGGGCGTGGTCCGCCACAAGGGACACGCTTTCGCCACCGCGATACCCGCCCACGCTGCGCCCCTCATGGAGCGTGTCCACGAAAACACCATCATTCTGCCTGTCTGAATAGCTGACAACCGGCAGGTCAAACTCAATCATTCCGCTTGCGGCGCTGTAGGCAAGGACGCTTCCGCCATCCGTATCAGAGACAAGCGCCATCTTGCCGCCTGTGTTCTGGCCGGAATCCACAAGGTCAGCCTCAGCCGCCTTGCTGTCAACCTCAGCCTGCTGTGTGGTAAACGCCCCGTTTACGGCAGTCTCCAAGTCCTCTTTGGTCGCAACTGAGGGGTTGCTGCCCGAGGTGGGCAGCGTGATTGTAGGTGCAGGCATCTGCATCCTCCTATTCAGATTTTAGTGGATCAGCCCCAAGGGTTGAGAGCAGTCAGCCCGTCCGAAAAGTCGGAGGCAAAGACCTCTCTCATGTCGAAGTCATACGAGAAAGCACCCGGCACCTGCACGGCACGCGGACGCTCTATAAGCTGGAAATTCCGCGTAACAGCTTGGCCAATGGAAACGCTGCCATCAGTTAGCGCCTCAGTCAGATAGACCCGCGTTCCTGCTTTATTTGTCACAACAGGGCGCAGGACATAGGCCACCGCGCCATTAAGTTGTACCGCCTCACCGGGTGAAATCTCAAAGCCAGACGGCAGCCCCACAATGTCAATGTAAGGGAAGTCACCAGCCCCGGCAGTGGCAAGGTACGGCTCATTGTCATACCAAACCATTTCGCCGCCACCCTCCGTCCACTCCATTGTGCCACCGCCGCTGGTCCAGACCACTTGCTGGCCACCAACAAACTGCGTCCGCTTCTTGTTCCACCAGACCGAAGGCAGGGTATCAACTTGCACAAGAGGCGGCTTGCCCTTGAGCAGTTGCTTTAAGCTTTCAACGTACCCCGTTCCATCGCCAAGGCCAGAAACGCGAGCGAAATAGACAGCGCGGTTTGCTCGCGTCTGCGAGTACCTTGGCGCGCCGCTGATCCCCGTCGAGGTGTACATGGGGTCATCAATGCTGCTCTCGTAAGCCGTGACGCCAACCGGAGGAAATTTATAGACGTTTGGCATATCACGGGTCCGTTGTTGCTGAGGTGCTGGCGGTGAAGTCACTTGCGCTTGCAAAATCACCACGGACCCGCGCAAAGAAGAATTTCGTTTCGCCTGCACCGAGGCCGGTTAGCGAAGGAGTGAACACTTGGTTGTTGGTGGCATCCGCCTCAAAGAACAGAACCGCCGCAAGTTCATCGTCGGTATCGCTCTCAAACACCTCAATCCGGCGCACGTCATTGTCATTTGGCGCGGTCACTTGCAGGTCAATTTGCCCTGCCCCTCCGGTCGCGCTGTCAATCGTCGGGATATCCAAGGTGATGTTGACGACCGGCGTAGCCCCGCTGAACTCGACCCAATCAGAAAAACCCGCCGCTGTGAGTGCTCTTGCGCGCAGGTCGTAAGGCTGGCCCGCAACTCCATTGAAATAATTGAACACGTCGCCATCAGCGTCAGCGGTTTCCGCGTCGATGCTGAATGAATCGGTGAAGCTTTCGCCTTGCTCTGTCACCTGCACCTGATAGCTGCTGATATTCGAGCTGGTGGACGGGGCGAACTCATACCGCACCCTTGGGATGATCCCGCCGCCTGTGTCCAGATTGACAGTATCCCCGGTTTCAATGGCAATCGACCCCGGCGGGTTTACACCGCCCTCATCATAAACGAACTCGTAAAAATCAACGTCTTCTTCGTCACTCGCGGGCACCCAATCGTATGCGTCAGAGGACGCCTCAACTAAGGCAAGGGGCATTCTGTAGGCCATGCCCTCGCCATCACCAGACGGGCTTGCCATCGGGGCAATTGTCTGCACTTCAAATGTCCCGTCAAGCTTGGTGTAGCCCAGATCAACAGTGATCCAAGAACCTGAAACGGCGGCAAATATCTCCGGGAAGGCTGTTCCCTCCAAAGCCCGTTGATAAGTTGTCCTCAGTCCGTCAATCTTTCTCAACCTCATGGCTTGCGTGGCAGAACTCACTTGAGAATAATCAATAGTCAGAACGCGAGGCAGTCCGCTTGCAACAACGCCCGGTATAGGCCATGGACGCAGGCTGGCAGGCTCTCCGTCACGCTCAAGGGGGGCATATGTGGCCCGCACCTCGTCAAATTGCCGCTCCGGCTCTGCGATTGAAGACACCGTGGGCAGTTCAGTCATATCGCTGATGGTTGCGGCGATGTTTTTCGGTGCGCCCGGCACAATCCCCAATCGACCACCGGAGCGAACAATTGAACTCGCGCCCGCCCTCATGATTGGGTCCATCATGACTTCAAGCTCTGAACCATCAAAGAGCGTGGTTCCGTCACACCGATATCGCGGCTCACTCCCGCCGGATTGAAGTGGGACAATTTCGTCAGCCACGTCCGCAGCAGCCCGCCACATATCAAGCTCTAGCAGGTCTGCACTGTAGGGGCGGAACGGGTTGCGCATGGCCAGATCAAGACCTTGCAGCGCTTGGTTGCGCGAAAACGTGTGCGTGCTTGTGTCTGTGGGGCTTTGCGCGGGGTCACGTGGATCCCAAACCTTAGACCAATCCCCCAGCACAGTCAGATTGACAAACGGATATCCCGGCCATCTGTCTTGAAATGTGCCATCGCTGCCGCGCTGGAGCTTAAGCCAGACGATTGTGCAACCTTGCCCCGCATCAGTTGATTTGTATCCCAATGCCTCAAGTACCGGGTCGGCCACATCCACACCCGCTTCACTTACAAAGGCGTCTGGCGCGGTTGTTTGATCCCCCCTGCCGATCCAATAGGTCACATGACCGTCAAACAGGCCGTTGGTCGCTGCGGCTCCATCGCCAGTCAGGTCGTATGGGTCGCCATCCGCCTGCACTACGCGGTTGTCCAGATAGATTTCAAAGTTGCCTTCGCTCTCCCGGCTATTCAACAGGTAGGAGACGTAATAAAACCCATCCTTTGAAACACCCGGAGAGGGCGTCCCCGTGGCGAAGCAGCGCCCGCGCACGTGCCGCTTGAAGGGCAGTTCAGTTTGACGCGCAATGCGCTGCCGAATGTCCTGCTGCGCGCCTGTGGGCGTCAGCAGGCTTGTCAGAGCGGCGTTAAGCAAGGAGGACGCGGCCAAAGAGATCAACGCGCCGCCCACAACCCCGTATGTTGCCGCCAAGGCAGCGCTGATGCCAACGCCATTGGCAGTCAATGCAAAGAGGACTGGTAGGCCCATTAGATCACCACACGGTTTGAAGGTGCCGCAACCCACGGCACGCCCCAGCACCGGATATGTTCAGGAAGGAAACTCACCCGCGCACCCCTCTTTACTGCCCATACGCCCGGCTCAATGCAGATGCCGCCAGACCAATCAAACTCATTGCCATCTGTGGCCACCATGCCGATAAGACCCGGCTGCGGTTCTGCCTCTACAAGGCCCGCTTTCTCAGCCAGTGAGGCGCAATATTCATCCGGCCCGCCGCCTGCCCTTATGAGCGCCCTTGCCTCTGACAGGGTGGCGTATGAATGCGGTCCCATGGGGTCCACCCCAAAGAGCCTTTGAAACGCCCGTGCAGCAGCGCGCCAGCAGTCATTCCTGCGCCTGTCAAACGGCCCTGACATTGCATCAACCGCCGCTGTCATCGCCTCGTCTGGCGTGACACTATAGACCTTCACCACCGGGGCGGAGCGCCCCTGTAGGCACTGGCACGGGCGTTGCGCTCAAAGTACGTGTCACTCGGATAGGTCGCCTGCTGTTCTTCGTTCGAGTGCGTGATTGACCCGCTCACCCTGCCATGCGTTCCCGCCTTAGCGCGGATGATCAGCCCGCTTGAACCGTCATTTGTTGGCGCGGGCAACGTGTCGCCTGAAATGGAGCCAGAAAACACCAAGAGAGGCGTGCCAATGAGGATATTGCCCCCCGGCTCTGTTGTGGCCCCTGCCCAAATCTGCACACCCCGCCCCGTTGCGTTCGCGTCCATGCGGTCAATTAGCTCTGCGTATGGGCCAAAGAGGGTTAGGGCCACCTCTGTTGCTCTTAGCCCGGTTTCCTCGCTTGGCACCGCGATCTGGCCAAGGCTTTGATTATCAACCAGCGTTCCTATGAACGTGCCGCCATCAAAGGAGATATCCCCTGCCCCTGTGTGGGCCTCAACCATTTCACCGGGCCAATCAATGCGGACAAGCGCCACCGGGTAAAAGAATGGCTTGCTGATTTCAGCCAGCAAGACCAAGTCAATGCTGCGGGCGAAGTCAATCACGCCCAGCCTCCGCGTGTCTCAGACATGTATTTCAATGTGCGCTGTTGTGCGCCTGCCTGAATGCGAGGGGTCTGTTCGGCCACGACTTGACCCGCAGCATCACGAACAAACGCACCCAATTGCCCAGTTGAGGGGTCCATAGTGACTGTCACGTCCAGCCGTTGTGCGCCGCCCATCATGCGGGCCGTTTCGGCGCGGCTGGTAACATTGGCCGGGCCCGAAACCAGTTCGGGGCCTCTTTCCCCAACGATGCCAAACTTGCCATTCGGGATATGGCCACCGCCATCAAACAGGCCTGCGAAAAACCGACCGAAGAAACCGCCGCCACTGCTGCCCCCACCGCTGGGAATGAGGCCCGTCAGCAATTGCCGAATGTTAGATGAAACAATGTCAGCCGCCATCTGGCGCAGGATATTTTTGAAGCTCTCGCCCAAATCCTCGCCAAAGCCAATTGCGCGGCCAATGGCGTCAGAAATGTTATCTATCCCCTGATAGAAGCCCTCAAACTGAACCTCGGTTAGCTCTTTTTGAAGCTGCTCAACGTGAGCGTTGTACTCACCCTGCGTCAGAACTTGCGCCTTCAACAACCTATCGGCCTGCGCCACCTTTTCGTTGTACTTGTCCTGCGCGGTCTTGAGGCTTTCGAGGATGCGAAGGCGCTCACGCTCCATTTCAAGCTGTGCGCGGTCTGCATCAGAGACGCCCCCGCCACCTCCGCCGCCACCGCTGCGACGCCTACGGCCACCTCCTCTGCGACGCCCCCGGCCCGGAAAGTTCCGAACCGATATCACGCCGTTTAGACCGGGCTGCCCGAGGAAGAATGCATCCTGAACCTGCGCGCGCGCCTGATCAGGCCCCGAAGCACCTCGCGCGCCGCCAATTCGGGCGATAGCCGCAGCAACCTGCAACGAGGTTTGCAGGCGTTCAGCCAGGATCAGGGCCTCCTCCGCCGCCGCAGCCACGCCGCCTGCCATGTCGGTGCCAGCTAGGCCATTTGCATTGTCCCAAGCCTCAAGAAGCTCTTGCTTTAGCTCTGCGGATACGTCTTTCGTTGCTAGAGTTTCCTCAAACACCGCGCGCTCCGCAACTAGGCGAGCCTCCGCAACCTCCCTGCTGTCAGCGCCGAATAGCGCAACCAGTTCTTGCAGTTCCGCTTGGGCTTGAAGCTCAACAATCATTGCACGGGCCTCAGTGGTTGCCACTGCCCGCTGCGCAACCGCATCCATCAGTTGTTGGCCAATCATGCGCTCTTGATCGGCCAATTCCCGGTTGGCGGTTTTCAATTGCTCCTTTTCAGCCTGTGCGGCACGCAAAGCCTCTAACTGCTGCTGAAGGCCTTGCAACTCCGCTTGGGCCTCACCAAGTGCCTGCGCATTCTGTCGGCCCGCCGCGCCGCGCGCACCGATGCCAACATTCTGCCTTGTCCGTTCAAGGCCATCGAGCTCACGCCGCTTTTCAATGATTGCATCAATAAGAACGAGTTCTTCCGGCGACACGCCCAGCCGAAGCTCCCGCAACTCCATATTTAGTTGCGCCTGAACCTTGGAAAGCTCCGAAAGCCGGTCTTGAAGGCTTGCCGCTTCCGCTTCCGCCTCGTCTGCACTCAATATCCACTGAGTGAGAGCCGTGCCGCCCGCAAGGATACCAATGGTCGCCAAGCTGACCGGATTGATAAGCGACATGAAAGCCGTGCCAAGACCGCGAATAATGTCTTGCCTGCTACCCATTTGATTGAGGACTTGGCTGACCTGCGTACCCTGTTGCAGAGCCAATTGCAGCGGGTCCTGCATTGCCAAGGCCATGACAATCACGTCATTGCCCTGTGCCGCCAGATTGGCGGTATTCAACCGCGCGACATTGGCGCTTTTGCTGTAGTTCCCAAGACCTTTGCTTGCCGCTCCGAAGGAGGCCCCGACGCCACGGCCCATTTTTGCCACTTGGCCTTGCGTTTTCTGCGCCTGATCCCCGAAGCGGTCCAGATCGCCAGTACCCTTAACCGCTGAACTGGTGTCCACCTCAACGCCAAGTCGCGCGATATCCATATGATAACCTCATGGTTGCATATTGCCTTTGGCCAAGGCAGGCTTGGCAGATTCAGAAAGGACACCGATGAAACGCTTAATTTGCCTATTGATCGTACCGCTTGCCGCTTGCAGCACACCAGACGTACCAAACACACCAGAGCAAAAACTCGCCAACCAAGCGGCGGGTTTTGAGTATGCCGCCACGCGATGCACTAAGCAGGCAGGGGGCTTTTCAGACCTCAAAAACCTGCGGGATTTGGCCGAACAGAAACGCAATGAAGCCAGAGCGCTTGGGGCTACGTCAGAGAATTTTGCCGTTGCAGGGCAGTCCGTCAGGCAGCGCATGGGTGCCTTGGAAATTATCGCTGGTAAGGACGAAACCTGCTCTGAACTGCTCTCCGAACTGGCCCGCTTTGGTTAACCCTCTGGCTCAAATGGCGGGCGCGCAAGTGGGTCTGTCATTTGAGTGCCGCTTACAAACGCCTCGCTCATTGAGCGCATCAATCGACGGTCCCTTTCGTCCACCCAAGGGCAGGCCGCGACAATCTCCGAGAATGGCAGCGGGACAGGCCCCCACCCATTCGATTGATAAAAACCCATCACCTCAAGCGCCTCAACGTATAGCTCAGAACCATGGGGCAATTCCGGCAGTCCAAGGTCGTTGCGCTGCTTAAAGCGGGCGGCTTTTGTCCCATCTGGAACCGCCAGCATGAAGCCCCGTTGCCGCGCCCAAGTGATTAGTCTTGCTGCGGCTTGGGAAAAAAATTCTGACGTTCACTCCCAAACTCAGTGATTTGGTCAACAATCCACGACAAGCCGGGACGGTCCAAAAGACCAATGAGTTGATCGCGGTCCACCTTCTTGTTTCCAATGGTTAGCCCCTCAACGCTGACGCTTGCAGCCTTGGCCATGGCCAGTTTGCGTGTCGCCAGAGCATCATTCAGGTCAATTTCTTTTTTTCCAAGAAATGACTTATCTGCCGCCCGCCCCGCCGCGATCACAACATCGCTGTCATAACCCCGGATCATCAAAACCGCATCGCCCGGCTCACCCGTGGCAGGGTGCAGGAGCGTCAGAGGCGCACCTTTGTCGGACGCCTCCGCTACATCAAGCTCGCCAAGATCCATTAGGCTGCGGCCCACACTGCGGCTGTAAACTCATAAACCTGGGTGTTGACCCGAAAATTCGACGTGAAGCCGCGAATGCTGTCATTCTCAGCCGCCCGCTGCCGGGGGCTTGTGAACACGCCAGAAGCGCACTCTTTGTCCCCACTGGGATAGGTCTTGATGATGGTCATGATCTGCGACCCGCCGGAGTTGTTGCGCACCAGATCAGCGCCCGCGTCAGTCGTGCGGTGCTGGACCCCAAATGCAACCTCGCCGCCATCGGAAAGGCCGTTCTGGTGGATTTGACGGCCCTCAGTCAGCAGAGCCTCTGTCACATCGTTTTCGGTATCTCCCCACTCGCCAAAGCTGACGATACCAACGATTGTTTCTGGTCCAGCCATGGCTTTGAAGCCAGCCGCATCAAACGTTGCCGGTTCACCAACCACCGCTTCAATGGTGGTGCCGGTCGTGCTTTCCAGTCCTGCAAGAGGCATGGTTCTTCTCCTTCGTGATGATTGCCCCTCTTGGGCGGTTTAGAACTCGAACTTCCCGGAGACAGTGACCGGAAGGTGATAAGCGCCATCTGTCTCGAAGTGCGCTTGAATTGTTGGTGCCTGTTCCACCTTAACCCCATCAGTCACCAGACCAACCGGGAATTGCGCGATGATCTGGCCTGCGATGGTGTTTGCTTCGCCTGCAAACCGGTGCTGTTCCGTCTCAATGCGGCACACCATGGCTGCAGTGCCTTGGGTCTGTCCGCTTACCGTTGCAGTGGCCTGGGCTGCGTTCGGGAACTGCACAACAATACGCGGCTTGGCATCCACAACAGGCCCGTTTGGGTAGGCGATGTCAGGGGCGCTTGGCATGGCTTGAAGTCGCGCCAAGAGCGCGTTTTGTGCATCAATTGTGGACATGGGTTAGGCCCTAATCGGCGAACTTTCTAGCGGATTGGTCAATTCTGTTTTGCCATCCGCCAGCGCCATTCAGCGCCTCGCGCACCATGAAGCGGCCCGGAAAGTTCTCAGTGCCGTATTCGATATGAGGCGCATAGTCCTGCGTGAATGCGTGCATAATGCTATCTCCCAGATCAAACCCGGCAAGGCCAGCCACGTAGGCATCCGAACCCTGCCCTACAAGTGAGCCGTTCAGACTGGCAATCATGCTGTTGGCCAAAAGCCCGGTATCAACTGGCACTTTGCCGATTTCAAAGGCTCCCGTTTCCTTAATGCTGGGTTGACGTTCACTCATATCCCGAAACACCCCCTGTGCCGCGTCTGCAACAACCAGACCCGCGTTGCGCTTGGCCTTTTCCGACCAGTTGCGCACCTGTGCTGCGAAGGATTGAGCCATCAGCGCGCCAAGCTCACAAAGTCGATTTCCGCTCGCACCCCGCAGCGGCAATTGATTGTTTCCTCCGCAGGAGCGCCAAGGCTTGTATCGCCCGGAAACGCCAGCAACGCCCCGGAAGGGCTTTGAAAGGGTTGCCCATACGGCACTTCCATTCCGTTCATGGCCAAATGCGTATCCCTTGTTCTTCGGCTGACGGTCGCCTGCCAGACTAGCTTAATTGCGGAAGGTGGCACCTGCCCGCCTTCGACCATCTGCATAACCGCTTCATTGCGACCCGCTGAAAATGCGTTGTGCGCCTCTGTGCGGGCGATTCTGTTGCCTCTGGTCTGTAACAGCCTGTCAGCATAGCGCCGGGTGATCTTGTCCACCTGTGCGGCGTTCAGGGGATTCCCCTCTCGAATGGCCTTGGCAACCGTCCTGTCAAAGCGCTTGTCGCGCCGTGTGCGGCTCAGATAGGCCCGCATAGCGTCAGGGTCGCTCAACTCCGCTCTGGCACGCCTTACGGCCTCTGCTTGGCGGCTGTGAAGGCCTATAAGGCCCCCTCTGCGTTCATTCCCTTGCAGCGTGCCAATCAAGTCCCTGCTGATCCGTGCGGCACCCCTGCCAGTTGCAATGCCATCCTCTACGGCTTCCCGAACCAACTGCCGTTGATCTGCCGTTGTTTCCGTTACCAGCGTTGCGCCGCGTTCACGGGTCCAGCTTTCAGCGCGTGGGTTGCGCTGATCAAACCGGACAATGAGATTAAGCCCCTCCGGGCCGATCTTTTTTGGCACCTGCCCCATTTGCCATAGAGCGCCCTGAATGAAGGACTGCTCAATTCTGGCATCAAGCGGGGCAAAGAACTCACGACCCAGCCTTAACGCCTGAATGACCGCCTCAACGTCTTGCCGCTCAATCGCCGCAATAATTACATCCCTCTGAGCGGATGAACGAATATCTTGCACCGCTTCTTGGAAGGCCCGCGCCAATGCAGGCTCCAACCTGTCCAGCTCGCGCTGAAAGGCACGTAAAGTCTGACGTCTTGTCATGCTGTCCTAGATACCCAATAAATCATGCAGCGTCATCCGGCACGCCGCCAAGGGAACACCACCAGGCGCAACCACTTCAACGCCGACAATCTCATACCGAATACCGCCAACCTTGATCTTGTCATCGTTGCGCGGCTCTACTTCCCCTGCCTCAAGGATGAATTTCACGTCACGGACCTGCACGGCACCGCTCTGCCGCTCAGCATTGGTGAATTGGGTTTGAAGGGCTGTGAAGTCAAAGTCAGTGGATGCCCCTATTGTTGGGGGCGTAGTGCTTGTGTCAGCAGCACCGGGGCGGATGATCAGGGCTTGCAACTCGCCCTGCCCAGTATCATGCGCTGCCTGCGCCAATCCCTGCGCTATTTCGGCAGCAATGGTTGTCCCAGCGCTCATCCGCCAATAGCCCAAAGATTAGGGCGATATATACCCTCACCGGGGGCAAGAAGGGCCTCAATCAGAGGGGAAATAGGCTGCATCAGGTCAGAGCCTTTGTATCCCTCCTGCATGATCGGGGTCCATGAAATCACGTCCGCCTTGGTCAGAGTTTTCATCTGCGAAGGCGTGAAAGTCGCTGACCAGAAGCCGGGAGAGGATAGCTCCTGATCAGCAGCGATATAGGCCGCCTCAGACACCGCATCAGCAGTATCATCAAGGCCGTACCGCGTGACATACCGCAAGCGGATATAGTCACTCGCGCGCTGCAAAGCGGCGTTCGCGTCTGTGTCTGTGGCGTCGGTAGGGGCGCTGTTGCCCCTTGCCAGAGCATACGCGCGCCAATCTGCAAGCGTGCCGTACATTACTTGGCGTTCTGTACTGGCTCAGCCTTTTCAGACTGGCGGCCAATGACAACGCACTTGCTTGCCCAGCCTGCGGGAACGTCGCCCTCAATGGTGAACTCAGAGCCAACCTTAATTGGCCCCGCTGCACCATAAATGCCCGCCTCAGTAATGCGGATTTTCTGTTTCTTCTTTGCCATGGGAGGCTCCTTTCAGGTGAAGAAATGGCGCTTTCGCGCCAAACCTTAGTTTTGAACAACAGAGTAGAAAACGCCTGTGCGGCCACCGAAGTCCGCGCGAACCTCAAGACCCATCGCCCCCATCATGAGGAAGTGATAGTTGTCTGTCGGGTTCATGCGAGTTTTGGCGGTCGTGTTCACGGCCATTCCGACCACGGGGCGGATGTACTGAGCATTCGGAGCAAAGCCGAAGAACTCGTTGCCCGTCAGTTCAAAAGTGCGCTCAATCTTGTTGATGTAGCGCTTGCCTTCAAGCTGTTCCAGTAACGTACCGCCCTTGAAGCCCGCAGACGCAGAATAGGGCTTGTTCAGTCGCCGCATAATCTCCGGGGAGACATACACGTTGACCGCTTCGCTGATCTTGTTTGTGTCCAGCATGGCCACAACCACATCATCAAAGAAAGCCTCAATCGCATCGGTTGCCGCCGAAGTCAGATCAATATTTGCCCCGCCAACAGCAGAACCAAGATTGATTGAACTGGACAGCGAAGAAGTACGAATGCCGTAGGCCGAATAACCCTCAACAGACAAATCGCCGTCACCATCAAGGACATACTTCGCCATATCCTGACGGATCGCCGCGCCGTGCGCTTCGGTGTCGTCGGAAATGGAGTCGAAGTTCTCTGACATATGAGTGTTCCACTCACGCCAGTTGCGACCAAACGCAGCCGAAAAGACCGGGACGGGCGCGCCACGGTGGGCGTACTCAACCTTGTCGATATCATCCGGCACTTGCCCAGACATGGACCGGCTGACCTTCCCTGCGTCCGAAGACACGCGGTTCAGGTGTACCAGCTTGCCGATGTTGACCGGCTTCGCCAGTGGCAGGAGGTCCTGCATATAAGCTTGGCCCTCATCGTCGCGCATGATGCGGCGGGTCAGTTGGTCAACTTCGCGCCATGCCTCATCCGGCAGAATGGCGGTGGAGTTCACAGCAGTAGCAAGCGCATCTTCCGTGTCATGGAAATAGCCGCGCGTGTTGCAGAGTTCTTCCCACCAAGCAGCGTGCGGGCGGGAGTTGGCAATCAATGCCTCGTCAAAGTAGCGCATTGGTTTACCTCCTTACGCCGCCGTTACGAAGCCATTGGCAGGGCGAACCTGAACCAATTGCGACGAACCGGATGTGTTGTTGTAAGCCTCATCAGCGAAGGCAACGACGCGATCAGCCGTACCCGCAAGGACAAGCTCACCATTTGCGCCGGGGGCAAGCGCCGCATCAAGAGCGACGTTCACGCCATCGGCGACGCGGGCGCGGTAAAGGCAATCGTCTGCCAATTCCATGCCAATCAGGGTATCGCCTGTGCCAACAGCAGTGTCAGGGCCTTTCATCGTCAGGTAGTTTTCCTGAGCAATGTAGACCTTGCCAGCCGTTGCAGCATCAGCAAGTGCAAACTGACCACCTGTTGCGACCACGATAGAGCCGGGAAGCGTGCTTGCAGCCGCAGGCAACTCCCGAACCTGGGGTTTCAGTTTTTCAACCGGACCACCAAAGACAGCATTGTAACGGGCCATTGATTAAGCCTCCTCTGACGCAGGCGCTTTGAAGTTGCGCTTGCCGTTTGATGCCGCAAAGCCGGGGCGCAGAGCAGCAGCCCTCTTGGGCGTTTCCGGCGCTTCCACCTTTGCAAGCATCTTGTTCAGGGCCGCAACAGGAATGTCATTCGCCTCATCGGCGCTTTCAAACATTTCTGCATCAACCAGCTTATTGACCAACTCATCACGCGCCGCCTTTTCCTTTGCGGCCTCGCGCTCTGCGGCCTTGTTTTGCGCTTCAACGATGGGCTTCATCGCGTCGGCAACGGCATTGGCGACAACTTCACCAACCCCTTTTACACTTTCTTCGAGGGCGTTAACCTTCTCGGAAAGCTCGCTAAGCTGCTTTTCGTCAGCCATTTCAGCATCTCCTTTGTTTGCTGAGGTTTCCCGCCCCGAACCAAGAAGGTCCTTAAACGCGGTTTTCATGCTCTCAATCAGCGGGATACGTGCCTGCTTTTCGAGTGCGCGAACTGCGATATCCGCAGCCCAATCAAGGTCCCTCTCAACATCATCTTCCAATGATGAATTGATGACCTCAAATTCTTCGCCTTTGGCGTTGACCATCATTCCAACACCCTGCTCGGGAGTGGCCGCGCCCTCCTCGTCCAGAAGAATTGCGTCATGGTCGAAATAGATGTTACGGGCCGTGTACTTGTGGCCCTCGCCCGCAGCGACGTTCTCAAGCTCACACAACAGGCCAGTTGAGGTGTGGATAGGGTCTCCCGCCTCAATTGCAGCCAGAACCGCCTTGCCGCCTTCTGAGCGATTGGCAAACTCAACGTCAATCACCTTGTCAATGAAAACGCGCCCGCTCTCCTGCCGGGCGTTCTCGTTCTCTGCACCAATGCCGTTGCGAATATGGGCCTCAGTTGAGGAGGCCGAAAGAAACATCCCGTCAAGGCTGGGATGCCCCAATGGTGCAGGCGTGCCGTTCAGTGTCTCAAACGAATTGGCAATCTCGTCAGCAGGATACTTGATGCCATTCATGACCACATCGTCTGGCATGGTCGCGGATGGCACGATGATCTTTTCCCGGCCATGGCGCGTCTCGTGGCGAATGCCTGAGTTGATCACCTTGGAGCGGACGTTTACGCGAACTGTCTTTGGCATAACTTCAGCCCCCAACAATATCGACGCCGGGTGTGGTGCCCGCTGCCATGACGATTGCGGGCGAAATGGGGTGCGGCACGCCGGGTGCAAGCTGGGGCCAGACAACCACAGTGTCCGTCGCCTCATTCATCTTGCAGGCAAGATCACAAGTGGCGCTGACATAGAGCGCTTTGGGTCTGACCGGCAACACAACGTCATCGGCAGGTGTGATCACAAATCCATCGCGAAAGCTGGTGATCGCATCATCAGTTGGGAAGCGGTCTCGTGTGGTCATGGGTTCTCATCCTCATCAGGGATTTCAATTTCGGGAGCCGCACCCTCGTACCCGGCGGCCTCGCGCACTTCCTCAACTGAGAAAACAGGCTGGTCGTTGGCTTGGTCCGCGTTGTGGTTCACCTCAGTCATGGATTTTGCTGTATCCATGCGTTCCACTGGTCCTGCCTCTGTCAGATCGGACCAACGCACATTCCAATCAGCCTCACTCAAAAGGCCAATGCGTTGAAAATGGCTGAGCACCTCAAGAGTGTTTGGAATGGTTTCACTTTCCCGGCGCGCCATGATGGTCTGTGACCACTCTTTGGCATCTTCCGTTGAAGCCCGCTCCCCTGTCTGTGAGCCAACCACAATCTTCAACGGAATCGACATGCTGGCTGCAAAGAATTGAAGGCTTACGGCAAAGAAATGCTCTGGGCTGGGGAGTGTGACGCCAAGTGTCTTTGCCTCTATCCCTTGAAGCATCAGGAGTTGGTCAAAGCCCTTCTGCCAATCCTCAACCTGATCATTCATGGCGTCAACAAGCTTGTCTTCGCTTGTTCCCATAGCCTTCGCCATTTCAGTCAGCCGCGCCTCTGGGGAAACCTCCAAGACAGGGGCGGATTTGGCGTTCTTCCAAAAGCCTTCACCGCCCGCGCCGCTGATTTTCTCCATATCAAGCAGGGCATTGTATCCCGGCTCAAGTGCAGATCGGGCGTCAACTGTTCCATCCTCTGACCAGATAACCACCCTGTCAGGATGCAAGTGAAACGAGCGGGGCCGCTTTTGCTCACCCACGGCGGATTCGTTGAACTGATACATCTTGGGCCGCCCATAGCCCTCTGACAGTTGATCCTCGTTCCACTCACTGACTTGGAGCTGCCCAGCCCATGCCGGGATGATCTCCACAAGGCCATCAAGCCCGCCCGCATTCTCAACGGGCCTGTCAAACATCTGGTCATCTGCAATGCGAAGAATGAGGCCAGAATACCCGCCAACGATTGACCGCAAGTCAGCGCGCGAAACACACTGCCAGAAACGCAGGCGGCGAAAGGCTTGAGTTAACTCTTTCGGCTGCTCCGCCCCCTCGTTATCGCCAATGACAACCTTTGGCATGTCGCGCCAAGTCTTTTCAGCGGTCTTGCGGCACCCGGCACGGGCAAGCCCATTTCGGCAATACATCTCGTAAGCAGATGCAAAAGTGACCTCATCGGGGTAGCCAAAGTCCTTCGTGAAGTTGTGCTTTGTGCTTCCCGTTCCATAGAAGCCGGGGAACATGGAAGTCAAAGACCTGTGCGCCGCATTTAGCAGCGGAAAGCGCGCCATGGTCACGCAGAACGCCTCAAGTGCATCATGACTGTGGATGTAGGCTCAGAAAGCTCCGTCAACGCCCACACAGCCGCATCAAGGCGGTCTGGGGAGCCATCCCCCACATATCCTGTCAGCGTCATGTGCATCATCTGTTCTTCCAACTTCTCAAGGCCCGGTGCATGTGCAACGCGGTCTTGCTCATAAAGTGCCGCAATCGGCTCAGCCCTCACGGCCTTGCCTCTCGACGCTGTAACCATCTTCACCTTCGCAACCGGATCAGCGCCCTTGATGACCGCCTCAACCATGGCCCCGCCAAAGTTCTTTTCCGCCACGATGCAATCCGCCAAGTGATGCCCATACCGCTCTGCGGCACGCCTCCCCCAGCCTGCGGGGGAAAGGTTGCACGTGGCGTCTTCAAGAATGCCGTAAGTCCCATCCATGAACTTTGCAGCCACCACGATTCCGATATCGTCTGATCCGCCTTCGGGGTCTCCATCCGCCCCAGAGGGGTCAACAGCAACAACAATGCGCTGCGCTTCCTGAATTGGCTTGCCGACTGCATTGCCAACCATTTCACCCGTCCAGAGCGCGCCCGGCACATCTTCCAGCAACTCACCGCTGATTTCCTGCCTGCCCAGCCGGGTTCCCTCGTACCGCTCCCTGATTGCCTCAAGAAACGGGCCAGCAAGGTTTGCCGCGTTGTCGTATGTGCTGCCTCTTGTCAGCACTGTGCCCGGGTCTTTCATCAAGCGCCGAATAAGCGGCGTTACCCGTGGCGTTGTTGTGAAGATGGCCCGTGGGTCATCACCAAGACGCAGGGCAAACATAAGCATGTCCCAAACGTCTATGCCGTTTTTCCACGCGGCCAATTCATCTGCCCAAGCCGCATCAAAGTTGGGGCCTCTAAGCCTGTCCGCTTCCTCTGCTGAGAAAAGCAAGGCTTGCGCCCCGTTCTCCCATGTCAGCCGCCGCTTTGATGGCTCATAGGTTGGAACACCTGTGATCTGCCCGTTAGCGTCCGTGTCATGCTTCCATGCGGTTTTAAGGATGCCCGAAGGCCCCTCAACCATCACGTCTCTTGCGTCAGCAGCAGTTGGAGCGATCAATGCAAGGTTGCCCCTGCCCGCCTTTACCTGCTCTCTGGTCCACTCGGAGCCGCTGCGGGTCTTTCCAGCACCCCGCCCTGCCACGTATCCCCACTGCCGCCAATTGCCATCAGGTGCTAACTGCTGTGGCCTTGCCCACCAGCCGCGCCACTTCCAGTTAAGAGCCGCTTTCGTCTGGGGTGTCAGCCTCTCCAATTCCGCCTTTAGTAGAACCGGCTGCGAGGCCAGCCATTGCGCGGGCGAAAGAATCTGCATCATGCGTTACATCTTCCGTCTGGATCGGCCCACCATCCTTGCCGGTGTGTTCGGATCTATCGGCTAGACCCAAATCACGGGCGATAATGTTGGGATTGAGCAGTCCAGCAGCCGCTCCGGTGAACTTCTGTTCACGAATTATGGCGTCCACACGCGTAACGACCTCAGATAAATCGGAACGCTCAGACCTCCAATTGCGCCAAGTTTCCTCGGCAATATCAAGAAATACGCACAGACCGCCTTGCGTCATGGATCGCATCTTATCGACAGGAATCACTTTGGGCTTACCACTGTCCGAGGCAACCCGCCCCTCTTTAAGAGGGTTTCCATCGACCCACTCAAAATACTCGCAGCAAGCGACCCACAAATCTTCACCGTTGGCAAACTTTGGCTTTGGCCCGGCTGTACTTCTCGCTTCCCAGAGACGATTGCCGGGAGCGAAGCGCCCTGCCTCGTCTCTGTCTTCCATAAAAACCTCTGGTTGTCTGGCAGCCCGTTAGCATGACACGGTTGGACCCACGCCATTCTACCCCCGGAGGACTTGTATAGCACTACGGGCCAAGAGCGCTGAGCATGGCTTGCAAAGACGCTTCCGTGGGAGGCGGGCCGGGACAAATGCGGTTGCAGCCCCGCGAGATTTTCCACAGCCCATTTAGGCATCATGGAAGCGGGGTTGCGTCTCACCTATTCCCTTTCGGGCTTGGGGCGATTGGATGCAAACGTACAACATCTAGCCCGCCGCCGCAAGCCTCAGTATGTCATCAACGGACGCCTCGCCCTCTATGGTGCCGATATCCGTTATTCCCCTGTACCAAACACGGCCCTGACGCGTTCTCACAACGTCCACCTGGAAGCCATCGAGCAAGCCACCCATGAGCTTGACCTTTTCCCCGTCATCTGGGGTCAGCGCCGCAATCCGCTCTGCCTCAAGGCGTTCTTCCTCCAGGGGCAGGCCGACAATCTTGCGCACCACTGCGTCAGGCACGGGCACGGGATTGTTGCCGTTGCAGAATACGCCGCTGATGATCCGGCGCTCTTTCAACACGTCCCACTGAGGGGCGTAATCGAATTGGGCGTAAATGATGCCTGAGATATAGGGGCGGATAAAGGTGTGCTTCTTGCCGTTTCGGTGCCGAACAACCTCGTCAGTGGGGTACTGCACCTGCACTCCCGCTCTTTCCAGCTTTCCCTTTGCCTTGGCCTCTGTCTGAGGGGCAACCAGCAGGCCGAACCATAGAGGCGATGAGAGGGGCCTTCCTGTAAGCCCACGGGTTGATTCAAAGGGCCATGGGTCGCCCATGTTGAGGTTAAGTGTCATTCCCTGCCCCTTCCGGCTTTTCTCCAATCGTCGTACATCACTGTGGTCACGTGCCCTGGCTCCATTTTGTCATGCCGCCAAGCGCCGACCAGTTATCATTCCTAGACCGCACCGATCTAGCGCAGCAGCAGCAATCGGCCCAGCCGCAAGCAACGCGGTGCCCGTGCCGGGACTGCCGCCGACCGATCCGTCTGGCCTCTCAAACTTTATTTTTGGAGAAACCCAGCAAATCGCGTCGGCTTGCGGTGCAAATTCTTGAAACCAAGGCGCGGATGTCCGGTCAGGCACCAGAGCCAGGCCGTTGCCATGTGAAAAAAATCGAGACAACCATATCCGCTTGTGCCGCTGGTGACCAAACGGCGGGTTCATCCAGACAAGACCGTGCCATGGTTGATACAGGGCATTGTAGAGCGGGTGAAACCAGAACTGCGTCGGAACGTGTCTCGGTCCTAGAACGGGTGCTGCAACGTCAACATCGAAGCGCAGGCCAAGGGCGTCGAAGATATACCGTGGAGTATACCAATCATCACTCATTCCGTATGCCTCATAGGCCGACAAGCTCAACCCTCCTTTTTGATGATCATCATCAGCTCCGCCTTGTGCCTTCGTATCGCGCGGAAGTGGTCCAGGGCTTTCGCGCCGAACTCACGCGCTACTCGCTCCTCCGACCACGACCTCGCATCCTTGCTGAATGCCTGCTGGTTTTGCAGGGTCAGGCCCTCATTGATGGCCGCATCAACCACGATTTGAGCCGTGCAAGACTTGATGCTTACAGCAAGTGATGGCGCTCCGTCAGACCCGCCCTGTGCAACAAGACGATCACAGGTATAATCGCCTGAGCGCCGCTCATCCCCCAGCCATTTACGCACCTCGTACACGTCCTCAACCTGTTTACTTGGCATCCCGCCCCTCCATAGCCTCTTGCACTGCTCCCGCTGGAAAAAGCTGCATCAGTGCAGCGCGAGTGCGTTCCCTTGAATGCCCTTGGCGGAGGATGTGTTCTGCCATGTCGCGGGCATTGGTGATCTGGGTGGATTGTGAGGGGGTCATGCTGCTACCCTCACATCCACGTCACCCGCCCATTGTTCCGCTATCGCTTCCGCAATGCCCGCCGCTGTCTCACTGCGCTTTTCTGCCCGATCAGGGCCGGGAGGCATACGGAAGACCCATGACCACTTCTTGTGTTCATCTGTGCCCTTTTCAGGAGGGACAAGCTTGTTAGTGGGCACCAGCGGCGAAAGGCCCTTCAGGTGGAAACCTGTGGCCTTGAACATCGGCACACCAAACCACCAAGGCTGCACGAATTGTGTTGCGCGCGAACCAACCAACGCCGCGCCAAGAGCGTGCATTATCGGGTTCTCAATCGCCTTCTTTTCCGCATTACCCTCTAGGCAGCACCTGAAGAACCTCGCGGCCTCAACACACGACCAAACTCGTCCCGTCTCCATTGGGTTCTCAGTGCCATCCTCATTCCAGCGCTTTCGCCTCACATAGAGGTGCTTTGCCCCCGCATTGGTAAGATAGGTGCACTCAGGGTGCGCGATGATGCCGCTCCAACGTTTCCTCAAAAGAGGCTCAACATCACCCTGGATGTGAGGGCCGCTTGTCTTGCTGGGCTTCAGGTCGCAGGAAACAGCGTCTATGCCCCGTGCTATCATCGCGTCACGGATGCGCCCGCTGCATTCGCAGGCAATCAACCAAGTCACTGCCCCACCTCCGCTGCGCGCACCACGGCGAATTCACTCACAATTTCAGCCGTCAACAACCCCATGCCCTGCATGATTTTTGAGTGCTTGCGGATGGCCCTTAGACCCTCTGGTGCGGACATGTTCAAATCGCGGGCCATGTCGCTATACGTCCGTTCCCGCCCATCGCTCATCAGGACTGCAATGCGGGACCTCAACTCTCTGCTTGAACTCACGTTGCGCGCCTCCAAATCATGACGGACGCCTTGCCATCGTGTTTTGGCCTGCGCTGGCTGGTCAGGTAGCCAAAGCGGCGCAAATTACTCAGAGACGTTGCCACAGTGGAATACGGTAGCAGCCTACCGGCGCGCTGTGATGCCACCCGCACAATCTGTTTTGTGGTAAAGGGAGCAAAAACCGCATCGAGCACAACTGTCTCTGCCGGTGACAGGCTACGAAATGTGGCCTGCATTTCCTCTGCTGTGATGGGTTCAATCATGGTTTGGCTCCTCATATTCACCCCAATAGGCGAGGGTCTTTCTGGCGTGGCTTGAGAGGCCCGTGTTCATCTGTGACCACTTGCGCGCGGTAGGCAAAACCTCGTTTTCCAAAATCTCCAA